TCTGCTCCAGATGCTTTCGTAGAAGGAATTATGGAAGGTAAAGAGTGGATTTGGACCAATGGATGTTGGAACGAAGCTTCTCTTGAGAGAGCAAAACAATACTTAGATGAGTCCGCATCTAATCAACTACTAGATAGAAAACTCAAAGTTTTCGAAGCGTTTTTACGTAATATCAAAATTTCATAAATACTAGTAGAAAATACCATTTTCTTTAGAGGGAATCCCATGTCCGATAATACATTTGAAATTTTAAGCGAGGAGCCAGTAACTGCACATGCAAAAGCTGGTGATAAAATGCCTCGTATCGTCAACACCAATCCAGGTCAGTCAGGTTCAGCTGAAGATCTTGGTGGTCCGCTAACTAAACCATCTCCAGATACAGAACCAACTCCTGGTAAAGCTGTCTCAGCGAGGGCAAAAAAACTTACCAACAGAATTACTCAGGGTGCGGATAGTCCAGAAGGAATGCCAACACTACAAGGTTCTACTCCTGGTCAGCCAGGAACTGCTCCAAGTTCATCGTCTGGTGGAGATAAAATGCCAAGACTTCAGGGATCTACTCCTGGTCAAAGTGGTATGAGAGAAGAAGAAGAGGTAGAATCTGAAGAGATTCTTGCAGAATATTCAGAAGAACTAGAGATTGATGTCAAGGAAGACGTAGAAGCACTTCTCCGCGGCGAAGATCTTCCAGAAGAGTTTAAGTTTAAAGCAGCAACAATTTTTGAAGCTGCTGTTAAAGCAAAAGTAGTTGAAGAACTTGAAAAGTTCGAACAAATTTATGAAACGAAACTTCAACAAGAAATTGAAGAGATTAAAGAATCTCTAGAAACTCGTGTTGAAGCACATCTTGATTACGTATCCGAACAATGGCTAGTTGAGAACCAATTAGCTGTTGACAACGGACTACGCAGTGAGTTGGCAGAAGAATTCATTTCTGGTATCAGAAATGTATTTGAATCTTGTTATGTAGATATCCCTGAAGATAAGTATGATATTCTCGGAGAAATGTCCGAGAGACTAGATCAAATGGAAGAGAAACTCAACGAGCAAATCGAAGTAAATGTTGAGCTAAATCAGGCAATCGGAGAATTTATCAAAGATGGAATTGTTGCAGAAGTATCCGAAGGTCTTGCTCAAACACAAAAAGAAAAACTCGCTTCTCTAGCAGAAGGTGTTGAGTTCATTAGTGAAGAATCTTATCGTGAAAAGATCGAAACAATCAAGGAAAGTTATTTCCCTAAGTCTCAAGCTTCTTACACAGAAGACCTAATTGAGCAAACTCAGACAATCAACGCTGAGGGACCAATGGCAGCATATGCCGCTGCGATCTCTAAGTGGTCTAAGTAATAGATTCTATAAATAATCATAGATTCCTAACAATTAACTAACACAAATAGGAGTTTCCTACACATGTATAACGCAGAACACCTCCAAGAGAAGTGGGCTCCAATCCTAGAGCACACAGGTCTTGATTCAATTAAAGATTCCCACCGTAAAGCTGTTACAGCTGTTCTTCTAGAGAACCAAGAGCGTTTCCTACGCGAAGAGCGTGGAATGCTTACAGAAGCACCTTCTTCACCAACCATGTCGGCTGGTACAGGTGGTTTCACAGGTTCGGGTGCTAACCCTCCTGTTGCAGGTTTTGATCCAGTTCTAATTTCACTCATCAGACGTTCAATGCCAAAACTAATGGCATATGACATCTGTGGTGTTCAACCAATGAGTGCTCCAACAGGTCTAATTTTTGCAATGCGTTCGCATCGTGGTACTGACCGTGATGGTAACGGTGCATCACCAAACGTATTCACCAACGAAACCTTCTTTAACGAAGTTCCTTCAGGTTTCTCTGCTGCAGGTGGTTCATACTCTGCTGCAACTGGTGAGACTGCAACCAACCCATCAGTCCTAAACGCAACTCCAACTCCTGGCGACTATGCTGCAGTTGGTGGTATGAACACCACTTCACTTGAGCAACTAGGTTCTGATCCTGCTGCTGCTTTCCGCGAGATGTCATTCTCGATCGAGAAAGTTGCTGTTGAAGCAAAGGGTCGTGCTCTAAAAGCTGAGTACTCACTAGAACTCGCTCAAGACCTCAAGGCAGTTCATGGTCTTGATGCTGAGACTGAACTTGCAAACATCCTTTCTGCAGAAGTTCTTGCAGAAATCAACCGTGAAGTAGTTCGTACTATCTACGTAACTGCAAAACCTGGTGCTCAGAACAACGTTGCAAACGCTGGTACGTTTGACCTTGACGTTGATTCAAACGGTCGTTGGATGGCAGAGAAGTTCAAGGGTCTCATTTATCAAATTGAAAGAGACGCTAACGCAATCGGTCACGAGACTCGTCGTGGAAAGGGTAACTTCCTCGTCTGTTCTGCAGACGTTGCAAGTGCTCTCGCAATGGCAGGTGTAATGGATTACACCCCAGCACTCAATGGTAACAACGCTCTCGCAGGTGTTGATGATACCGAGTCAACTCTAGTTGGTACTCTAAACGGTCGTATCAAGGTTTATGTCGATCCATATTCTGCGAACATCGCTAACGAGCACTACTATGTAATGGGTTATAAGGGTACTTCTGCATATGATGCAGGTCTCTTCTACTGCCCATACGTTCCTCTCCAGATGGTTCGTTCTATCGGTCAGGACACCTTCCAACCAAAGATTGGATTCAAGACACGTTACGGAATGGTTGCAAACCCATTCTCACGTGGCACCACTCAGTCATCTTCTGCTCTCGTTGCAAACAGCAATGTATACTACAGAAGAACCAGAGTTATCAACCTCATGTGAGTTATTCTTCACAGAGTTTCGAGAGACCCGAAAGGGTCTCTTTTTTTGTCCTAAATAAAAATAAAAATGGCTGCTAACTTTGTAAACAACGAAAATTGTCCTCAGAATTTTTTATCTGGGGTTGGATTTCAGTTTGACATTAAAGATCTGCCGGGTGTATCTTTTTATTGTCAATCTGCAAATGTTCCGTCAATTAATCTTACAGTTGCTCAACAACCAACTAGATGGAATACAATTCCACAACCAGGTGATGAAGTAAACTATGATGATCTTACCATTAGATTCCTTGTAGATGAGGATTTAAAAAATTATATCTCTCTTCATAAATGGATTAGATTTCTCGGACACCCAGAATCTACAAATGATTTCGGTATGATGGTTGGAGATACATACGAAGAAAAAACTTATAGTGACGGAGTTCTGTTTATTCTTGACTCAAACTTTAATAAGAAGTTTAAAATTGTGTTTCAAGATTTATTCCCAGTTAGTCTCGGAGGATTAAATTTTGACTCGACCTATGGTGATACAGAATATTTTGCAGTAGATGCAACATTCAAATATACTATCTACAACATTACAACTATTGATGATAAACGTTTATGATTACACTTGAAAATATTAAATCCCAATGGGCTGAAGATTCTGTAATGGATCGTGAATTATTAGACGAAGAATCTCTAAAAATTCCACAACTGCATAGTAAATATCTGAACTATCTTTCGGATGTGAAACTACTCAAGATCAAAAAAGAACAAGAATATAAAACTTTAATCAGAGACAAGTTTGAATACTACACTGGTAAAGCTGACCCAGAAGTATACCAACAAAAACCATTTGATCTCAAAATTTTAAAACAGGATCTTGCTCTGTACATGGACAGTGATCCTGAAATTCAACTGTTACAAACTCGCATAAATTATTATGAGGAAATCATTTATTTTCTTGAAAAAGTTCTAAGTTGCATCAACAATCGCGGTTTCCAAATTAAGAACAGCATTGATTGGCAACGATTTATGCAAGGTAGTGTTTAATGGCGGATGTAATTATTCAGAAAAAGAACGAAGTCTATCTCTCAGTTGATTGCGAACCTCATATCAAATACGAGTTATCCGAATACTTTACCTTTGAGGTTCCAAATGCAAAGTTCATGCCTCAATACAAAAGAAGATTGTGGGATGGCAAAATTAAATTATTCAGTCCAGCTGATGGACAAATCTATGTTGGGTTATATGACTATCTTGTAGATTGGCTAGATTTAAGAGAATATTCCTACGAAAATAAAGACAATAAATTCTATGGTCTCCCAAACGAAACCAATGAACTCATCTCTGCGCCTGGTATTGTTGACTATGTAAAGTCTCTGAACATTCCATTTAAGGTCAGAGATTATCAATATACAGCAATCTATCAAGCACTCAAATACAATCGTAGACTCCTATTGTCTCCAACTGCATCAGGAAAGTCTTTGATGATCTATGCTATCACAAGATACTTCTCAGACACCAATAGAAGTACTTTGATTGTAGTTCCTACAACTTCTCTGGTAGAACAACTTGTAGGAGATTTTGATAGTTATGGTTGGAGTTCCGAAGATTACTGTCACAAAATTTATGCTGGTAAGGAGAAACAAACTAACAAACCAGTAACAGTTACAACTTGGCAATCGATTTACAAGATGCCAAAAACCTGGTTTGAACAATTTGATTGTGTAATCGGAGATGAAGCACACCAGTTCAAAGCAAAGTCTTTGATTGGTATCATGACCAAACTTCACAACTGCAAACATCGTATTGGATTCACTGGAACTCTGGATGGATCTAATACAAACCAGTTAGTTCTTGAAGGTTTATTTGGTCCTGTGAATAAAGTTGTCAAGACTAAACAACTTATTGACAAAGGATATCTCTCTAGTCTCAAAATTAATATCCTTCTTCTTCAGCATGATGAGTCGTCATTTGAGTCATATCAAGAAGAAATGGACTACATATGTCGTCATGAAAGAAGAAATAAATTTATTCAGAATCTTGCAATAAGTCAGACAGGAAATACTCTGATTCTATTTGCTTATGTAGAAAAGCATGGTCAGGTATTATACGATATGATAAATAGTAAAGTATCTGATAATAGAAAAGTCTTCTTCGTACATGGCGGGGTTGAGACTGAAGATAGAGAAGAAGTTAGAAGAATTACAGAAGAACAATCCGATGCAATTATTATTGCGTCTTATGGTACTTTCTCTACAGGAATTAATATTCGCAATTTACATAATAGTAGTTTTGCGTCTCCATCAAAATCAAGAGTTAGAAATTTGCAATCAATAGGTAGAGCACTCAGGAAGAGTGAGTCTAAAAATTCTGCAATTTTGTATGATATTGCTGATGACTTTACAAAGGGAGAGAGAAGAAATTATACTCTCAATCATATGATCGAAAGAATTAAAACTTACTCCCAAGAAAATTTTAATTATGAAATTATCCCAATTAATTTTAGGAGAAGGAACGAATGAATACAGAATTTCTTGGTCTAATTAAACTAACATCAGGAGATGAAATTATCGGCAATATTATTGTCTGTGAACAAGAGAATGGTTTTGTAATTGAAAATCCTTTTGTTGTAGATGAAGAAATTGTTGAAACATCAAAAGGAGAAATGCTAAAAGTTGACCTTAGACCTTGGATTAAATTTTCCAGAGAAGATATTGTTTTTATCGAGAAAGAAAAAACAATTACTGTGTATGAAGCAGATAGTCGTATCGTTTCAATCTACAATCGCACACTAAAGAAATATTTAAATATTGAAAACTCATCTAAGGTAAAACTAGACGCAGAGATGGGATTCAAATCAAAGGTAGATGATGCCAGAAAGCTTCTAGAGAATATCTATAAATTAAGCTAGATCTTGTTCTGAACCCTGACAGAGTTATTATACAGAGATTTAAGGGCCTTGTCAATGGCCCTTTCTTTATGGTATACTATTGGTACACAAAGAACATTCTCATGCTTCATGAAAAAGAAAGAACACTATGTAAACAATAAGGACTTCCTGGATGCGTTAGTCCAATATAGAATCCATGTTCAAGAAGCTAAAGATCAAGGTAAACCGAAACCAAAGGTTCCTGAGTATGTTGGTGAATGTTTTCTAAAGATTGCAACTCACTTGTCTTATCGTCCAAACTTTGTAAACTACATGTTTAAGGATGATAGGATTTGCGATCGTATTGAAACCTGTCTTCAAAATATTGATTTCTTTGATCCAGCCTAATCAACAACCCGTTTTGCTGATATCACGCAAATTATTTACTTTTCATTCCGACGCCGTATTCAACGAGAAAAGAA